CGTAACAGTGTAACGAAACGCCGATCTGTCGTAAGACCCCGGCAAAGGTATAACAGATGCCAGCAGCGCGAGGCAGAAAGCCCGGTTTCCGAATGTCGGATGAGCACCGGGTTAAAATCCAAAACAGCAATATACTCAACGCCCTTATCGAGCATGTCTCAGGCGAAAGAGAAATGTCACCGACGCAAGTGACGGCTGGCCTTGGGCTGCTCAAGAAGGTACTGCCCGATATTTCCCAGGTGACAGTGAGCGGTGATGAAGATAACCCGCTTCAGACCATTACCAAGATCGAGTTGGTCGCACTAAGTGACAACGGTTAGAGTTGCCCTCCCTCCTAAGCTAATCCCTGTATTCTCAGGGGAGGCAGACGTACGGGGGGCATTCGGTGGCCGTGGGTCAGGCAAGACACGATCATTCGCCAAGATGAGCGCCGTCCGCGTTCACATGTGGGACATGATGGGCCGAGAGGGCCTTTTCCTTTGTGGGCGTGAATTCCTTAACTCCCTAGAGGATTCGTCCCTAGAGGAAATCAAGGCAGCGATCCGCGAAGAGGAGTGGCTACTTCCTCACTTCGACATTGGCGAGAAGTACGTTCGCACCGCAAGCCATCGCATCAGCTACACGTTTGCTGGCCTCGATCAGAACATCAACAGCATTAAGTCCAAAGCCCGAATTCTAGGTGCATGGGTTGATGAGGCAGAGCCTGTATCGGAAGAGGCGTGGGTTAAACTCATTCCTACGCTCCGTGAGGAGGATTCCGAGCTTTGGGTCACATGGAACCCTGAGCTAGAGACAAGTGCCACACACAAGCGATTCAGGCTATCCAATGATCTGAGGTATAAGGTTGTCGAACTGAACTGGCGGGATAATCCCAAGTTCCCGGCCAAGCTAGAGCGGGATCGCCAGCGCGACAAGGAAGAGCGCCCAGAGCAATATGAACATATCTGGGAAGGCGGGTTTAAGACTGCTGTAGAGGGCGCCTATTATGCGCAGTCCCTTACGCAGGCCAAGGAGATGGGTCGGATCACAAGCATCGCCATTGATCCTCTCATGACCACCAGAGCTTATTGGGATATTGGCGGAACGGGCGCAAAGGCCGACGCTACATCAATCTGGATTGTTCAGTTCATCGGCCAGCGCATCAATGTCATTGATTACTATGAGGCTAAAGGCCAGCCCCTATCGGCTCACCTTGCATGGTTAAGGCGGCGCGGGTATGATGAGGCTCAATGTGTTTTGCCCCATGACGGGGGAAGCGGGGAAAAGATCATCGACGCGACTTACGAGGGCGCTATCGCCGCAGCCGGTTTCGATGTCCGCACTATTCCTAACCAAGGAACGGGGGCGGCGTCAATGCGTGTCGAAGCATCAAGGCGGCTGTTTCCTCGCATCTGGTTCGATGAGCGCAATACAGGTCCGGGGCGCTCTGCTCTTGGCTGGTATCACGAGAAGGTCGATCCCAAGCGTGGCATTGGCCTTGGTCCGGATCATGATTGGTCCTCTCATGCTGCCGACGCCTTCGGCCTGATGGCGATTGATTACACAGAGCCTACATCGACAGACATGCCCCAGGTACAGACGGATTGGGTTAACTGATGGATAAAGACCGCGAAGTCGAGAACAGCGAGCTTTCGGCCATCATTGGCTCCGAACTCCGTCAGGCTCAGAACTATGACACCGAAGAGCTAAATGGGCGCCGCACTCTCGCCATTGAGTATATGCGCGGTGAGATGCGCGACACGCCAGCAAGGCCCAATGGTTCAACGCAGACGGCCCGTACCTTCGCAGACACTCACGCTTGGATGCTTCCCGGCATTATCCGTGTTTTCACCGCCTCCGATCAAATGGTGGAATACGAGAAGGTCAAGCCGGAAGACGATCAGTGGAGCCGTGACGCATCGGGCTATACAAACTATACGTTCTTCCGAGAGAGCGAAGGCTACAAGGTTCTCTATAACGCGACCTATGACGCCTTGCAGATGGGTGATGGCCTAGCTTGTTCCTATTGGGAACCGGAACGTATCGAAACCAAGATATTCCGCGACAAGACCGAGATGGAACTAGCGGTTCTGATGCAGGAAGAGGGCTGGCAACCGACAGGCGTTGCAAAGCCGGGGAAGCCGCAGACGGAGCTAATGAACGATCCGATCACTGGTGAAGTGGTTGAGGTCGAGGTTCCAACCCTTACGGTCAAGCTAGGGAAGAAGTCGCGCCCTGGCAAGATTTGCGACATTTCGCTCAAGCCTGACAATCTCTACCTCAACAGCGCTGCTATCGAAATCGAGACGGCCCGCTTCGTTGCGTATCGGCACGATGACAAGACCCGATCCGATCTTATCGACATGTCCAAGGATTACGGGTGGTCGCGAGAGACGATTGACGAACTCCCCAAGGCCGCACCGCGTGGAACGTCCTCAGAGACAGATACGGCGCGTTATGGCGAGCGCGGGATCAACTATGATAGTCCGATCCCGTCCGGCGACGAAATCGACCTCTATGAGTGCTACATTCGCGCCGATATGGATGGAGACGGGATTGCCGAACTCATTCAGGTCTGGTGGGCTGGTGATGGCGGCTCTGGTCGATTGCTAGGCTGGGAAGAGTGGGAAGGCGAAATCCCGTTTACCCACATCCCCTGCTATCCTGTCCCGCATCAGTCTGACAGCCAGAGTGTCTTTGATCGCACTCACGACATTAGCCGGGTGCAGACGGTGCTTATTCGTCAGCTTCTCGACAACCTCTATGCAACCAACATGCCCATGCGCGAGGTTGAAGAAGGATCGGTCAAGAACCCTGACATTCTTGTCAACCCCAAGTTTGGCGGCTTGATCTGGAAGGCCAAGAACTCGGCTCCGATCATTTCGCAGTCCGTCCCGTTCGTGGCAGACAAGGCGCTGTTGGGGCTTCAGTACTTCGATGAGGTGACTGCAAAGCGCACTGGCGTATCGCGCTCCACTATGGCGCTTGATCCAGAGGCATTGCAGAACCAGACGGCCACGGCCAATCAGAACAACAAGGACGCGGCCTATTCGCAGATTGAGCTTGTTGCGCGGAACATGGCTGAATACGGCGGATGGCAGAAGTACTTCGCCAAGCGCCTGAAGCTGGCAATCCTTCACCGCCAGATCAAGGCTATTCCGTCCCCAGCCAATGAGAACGGATTCCGTGAAGTCGATACGGCCCGCTGGGACCCTAACATGGCCGTGACGATCAATGTCGGCCTTGGCACTGGCTCTCGGGATCGGGACATGTCGATGCTGAACCTGATTCTCAACGGCCAAGTGTCCATGGCGGATCGTCTGGCTGGTGCCGGGTTTACGTCCAAGGCCATCGAGTTTGTTCCCAAGATCAGGAATACGGCGGTTAAGCTGGCTGAAAGCTCCGGCATCAAGAACCCGCAGGAATACTATCCCGAGATTACGGATGAAGAGCTTGCGGCTATGCAGCAGCAGGCCTCGCAGCCCAAGCCTAACCCTGAAGTCGAGAAAGAAGCAATCAAGGCTCAGGAGAAGGCCAAGGAATCCGAACTGGATCATCAGTACCGCATGGCGCAGTTGAACGTGCAGGCACAGCAGGACGCACAAGCAGCGCAACTCAAGAGCGCCGAACGTATTGCCCAGATAAATGCAGATGCGCAGGTTGCAGAAGCAAAGGCCGCGGCGGAGATTGATCTAAAGCGACGTACCCTTATCGATGAACTAGCGCTCAAAGAGCAATTGGGGTATGCTGAAATCGCCATGAAGGAACGGCTTGCAAAGGCAGGCGGTGAGAATGCTGGCGGTCCACTCTCTAACGTCGATATTGGCGGCGAACCAGGTTAAGGAGTTACCGAATGTTTTTCGAAGCCGCACGGCGAACCACTGAAGGCCTTGTCCAGTCCGGGCAGTCCGTTATCCATACGATCACCATTTCCCCGCTCACAGCGACTCCTACGGCGGGCTTGCTGACGATCTATGACAATACCGCCGAGAGCGGGACTGTCCTCTTCAGTGAGTGGGTGTTTGCCGGTGCTGTAGCTCGCACAGTCATTCTCGACTGCGTAGCTCGCACAGGTATCTATGTTGGGTTTGATGCGGCACTTGCAAATGTGTCAGTAACAGTGACATATAGTCGATGAGCGAAGCACTCGCAGAACACTACGCATCTGAAGCCAAGAGGCTGATTGCGGATGATACGTTTGCAGAGGCTTTAACCCGTATTCGTGCAAAGGCGCTTAATGAGCTTGCCTTGCATGACGCGGACGACAGAACAGGGATTGTACGCCTTCAGCAGAAGGTAGCAGTCACCGACGAAATTCTGGCCGAGTTCCATGGTATGATCCTCGCTATGGGGACTTCCGATGGGGGCTTCGACCCGAATAAGCAGACCGGATAATCCGACCCCTGCTTTGAATGACCCGCTGTGAAGCGCAACGGCCCATTGAAGGACCTATGACCCATGTCAGACAATCTCTCGGCTAGTTCCGAGCCTGTCCAAGACACAACCTCGCCGCTGGATATGAATTCGGCGATTGCGGGGCTTTCCGACATTCTCAACGACGATGACCTGCCAGTTGCAGACCCCATTATCGAGAATGAGGATACCGAGCAGGCCGCAGATGTAGAGGGTGAAGAGCCCGAACTTACTGCGGAAGACGTTGAAGCGGCTGAGGCCGAAGAAGGCGACGGCTCCGAAGAGCCAGAAGTCAAGGGCGGGCGCTTTGCTCCCGATACCGCCAAGGTAACTCTTGACGATGGCACAGTGACCACCGTTGGCGAACTTCGTCGCAACAACCTGTTTCAGCGCGACTATACCAAGAAGACCACCGAACTGAAGGCCGAACGTGAAGCCTTTGATTCGGAGCGTCAGGAGGTTAGTCAATTCGCTCAATCACTGTCCGAATTCCGCGACTATGTTGCGTGGTATGCCGAACAGAACATGCCTAAGCAGCCCGAACCATTCCGGGGCGATCCAATGAATGACCCCGCTGCCTATCTACAGTGGCAGCACAAGGTCCAGCAGTGGAACGAACACCAGCAGGCCTTCCAGACCTTCCAACAGCACAAGCAGATGGAATCTGAGAAGCAGACTGGCGAAACCCAGAAGCAGTTTCAGGAGCGTGTTCAGAAAGAACGCGACAACCTGTTCAATGCGTGGCCGGTACTGAAAGACCCTGAGAAGGGCAAGCAGGCATGGGATGGACTGATTACGGGTGCGACAAAGTACTACCCGTTCCAGCCAGAAGAGGTTAACGGCATGACGGATCACCGTTTTGCCTTGGTGCTCAAGGATGCAGTTGCATACCGCAAGCTCAAGGAAGCGGCTCCGAGTGTCAAAACCGATGTTCGCAAGCCCGCCATTCAGGACGGACGCAGGCCAACGGGTAAAGTCCCGAACCAGCAGAAGGTGCAGTCTGAGCGATTTAACCAGACCCGCAGCATGGATGATGCTGTAGCGGTGCTCAAAAACCTCAATCTCTAAGGACTGAAACATGGCTCAAATTGCCAATACCTTCGAAACCTTCGACGCGGTAGGCATCCGCGAAGAACTTGCGAATACCATTTCGCGCATCACCCCGGAAGAAACCCCGTTTCTGTCTCTCATCGGCAGCGTGAATATCAAGACCACGCACCCCGAATGGCAGACCGATACGCTGGCAACCCCGGACGTTGACAACAACAGCCCGGAAGGCAATGACTGGTCCTATGACGCAGTGACGCCGACCGTTCGCGTTGGCAACTATGCGCAGATTTCGGACAAGACCTTCATCGTTTCCGGCACTCTTGAGGAAACCGATAAGGCTGGTCGCAACTCTGAAATCGCATACCAGACAGCCAAGAAGGGTCTTGAACTCAAGACCGACCAGGAAGTCATTTTCCTGAGCAATCAGGCTTCCTCGGCTGGTTCCGGTAACGGCGCCACCAACCGCAAGTCTGGTGGCCTTCGTGCATGGACTTCGACCAACGACAACATGGATGCGGGCGGCTCTTCGGGCGGCTTCAACCAGGGTACGGGCATTGTCGATGCGGCTACCAATGGTACGCAGAGAGCCTTTACCAAGGCGCTTCTCGATGCAACGATCCTCAGCACCTATAACGCGGGTGGTTCGCCTGATATTCTTATGCTGTCTCCCTACGTCAAGACGGTGTTCTCTGCGATCATCGGTGACAACGATACGGTTCCGCTTCAGAAGGACGTTAAGTCCGGACAGGCAACCATCGTTGCTGCTGCGGACATGTATCAGTCCGACTTTGGCCTGATTGCAGTTGTCCCGAACCGTCAGATGGCGCGCGCTGGCGCCACTATCGCCCGCAATGCCTTCCTGCTCACCCCGAACATGATCAAGCACGGCATTTTCCGTGACTATCGCGTTGAGAAGCCCGCCAAGACCGGCGACGCTGAAAAGCGCGTCCTGCTCACAGAATACACGCTGGTGGTCAAGAATGAAGCCGCTAGCGGTGTGATCTGTGATCTCTTCGGCATGTCGGCCAGCACCTAAGGAGAAACTGAAATGCCTGTTACTCACGTTCCCGTCTCTGTTACGGACGCAGCCACCTACTCGGTCCTCTCCGATAATGCTGGCCTCGTCCACTATGTGCCGAACCTGACCAATAGCGCCACGCTCACCCTTCCCACTCCGAAGGCTGGTCTGTGGTTTGAATTCGTCTATGCGGGTGTCGCTGCTGATGCGCAGAACTTCATCATTGCGGCGGGTTCTGATACCTACTTTGCCGTTGGTGGCGTTGTGCATCTCGATAGCGATGCTGATGCGGCTGGCGATGAAGTGGTTGCGGTCTATCCGAACGGTTCGACCAATTCCAAGCTGACTGTCACCACTCCGGGCGCTGGTACTCGCGTTCGTGTGGAAAGCGCCAACGGTACGAATTGGACCTTCAGCGGTCAGGTAGTCTCGGCTACTGCCCCTGCCTTTGCGAATAACTAACAATGCCCCGTGGCGTGTACGATAGAAGCAAGGGGGCGGCGAAAGCTGCCCCTATTTCCCATGAGGCCCAAGGAACTTCGTATGATGCTGGCGCTGCTGGCTACGAACTTCAGGGCCGTGCATTTGAACCCACAACTGGAGTTGAACCTGTGACCGAAGCTGTCGCCCTCAACGAGACTGAAAAGACCGTCGCCATGGAACTGAAGCGCCACTATGTGCCGAAAGACCTTCGTGGCATCGTTGGCTATCAGAAGGAAGCCGTTCTGCGCAAGAATGCAGCGGGCCAGATGGTCGAGATTGAAAAAGCTGAATTCATCGACGGGATTATGAAGCCGCCCGTTTATCCTGGCTCTGGTTTCCCCAACAAGATTTGGGCTGGCACTGTCATTCAGGTGCCTGAGACGGAAGCCAAGGAAATGCGCACCAAGAAGATCGCAGAGGCCTATATCTAATGTCTGAAATCAAGCTCACCGAAGACGATTGCCGAAATGTAAGCTGGCGTCTGGTTGAGCAGACGGAAGACTATCGGCGCTATATCGGGACGGGGACACACCCCGTCTCTGGCGTTGAGATCACGGTTCAAAAGACCGAGTTTCTTGCCGAGGCTGGATTGCTCGATGCCAATGCCACGGCCCGCAATGAAACAGATGGGCAGAGATGGTCACAGGGCGCCGGTTCGGACAAGAACGGGGTTCCCATGGTCAAGGTGGCGTCAATCCCGCTGAACAAGTTCTATGCTGACTTTGCGCCCCGCATCAAAGAGGGCGACAAGGAGTTCTCCAAGTGGTGGCTGTCCCGCAGTGAGAACAACCCCTTCCGAACCCGCAATGGGAGTTTGTAATGGCCCTTGATACCTACGCAAACCTCTCTACGGCTCTCGGGGCTTGGGAAGAACGGACCTTCACGAGCGCAGAGACAGACGAATTCATTCTTCTGACAGAGAGCAAGGCCAATCGTCGTCTTGCCCGCCATTGGGCTCGCCAGTCCACGGAAACGATCACTACGGATGCTAGTGGATATGCCACGCTTCCAACAGGGTTTCTAGGTCTTGTATCTCTAAAGCAGGACTTGCTTGGAACGCGTCCAATGACGCAGGTGTCGTGGGACTTGATCGATACGATTAACCCGAATTCGACGGCCAATCGGGCGATCTACTACGCTATCTCAGGAACGCAGCTTCGCACGGCGCCGGTCTGTGAGGATGACTTCATTGCGACCTTCGACAAGAAGGTAACGGCCCTTTCGGCTTCGAATACGACGAACTGGCTGCTCGCACTTGCGCCGGATTACTACCTCTTCGGTGGGCAGGCGGCGGCAGCAGCAAAGTACAAGGCATATCAGGAAGCGGCCATGCTTCAGATGCAGGCAGATCAAATCCTAGAGGAATTGGTTAGTCAGGCCAACGTTGCGCAGCTTGGGAATGCAGAACTCATCATGTCAGGGCCAACACCGTAAATGCAAGTACCCTTCGGTCCATACGCGCCAGATAGGGGAGTAGTCACTCCCGGCATTCTCGTGACGGCAAACAACGTCCTGCCGATCCCTGATGGCTATGGCCCTGCTCCAACTATGGTACTTCCGGGAACAGGTAGCGCACTGCCCTCCGCGCCTCGTGGAATGATTACAGCGGTCAAGCGCGACGGCACCAGCCAAATCTTTGCATTCACGGCCACGGCCTTCTATTCTCTCGCGGCTGACTATACGTTTGTCGAATTGGATAATGGCTTCTCATGCACTCCGGGCGATGATTGGTCCGCTGTGCAGTTCGGTGATTTCCTGCTCTATACTAACACCACGGACGGTATGTGGGCCTATAATATCGAGCTAGGCGGCGCATCGGTCTATATCTCGGCAGCGGGCGATCCACGGCAGATTTTCGTCAATGCCAACATGGTCTTTGCACTCGACTGCAAGGACAACTCGGGCAACCGGAACAATCGCCTCATTCGTAATTCTGATTTCAATGATCATACGGACTGGACAGGCGGTTCCTCCGATCAGCAGCCACTAGAGAGCGGCGCGGAGCTTATTGCCGGTGTGCGGCTCAAGGGCGGCGCAGCAATCACCTTCCAGCGCGAGAGCATGCGTCTTATCCAGTTCGGCAATGCAGGCGGCGGGGCTTTGTACTCGCTTCAGGAGATTGCGGAGGGGCGTGGTTCGGTTGGGGCGCGTTCGGTCATTGGCTTTGATGGCATCGTGTTCTTCCTCTCCACGAATGGGTTCTGGCAGTTCTCGTCTGGTGGGCTTGTGCCTATCGGTGATGGGTTTGTGGACAAGACATTCCTGAATATGGTCCCAACGCTGGAACTGAAGGATGTTCAAGCCGCTCTAGACCCATTCCGCAAGATCGTTATTTGGCTGCATCCGGCCAGTGATCTTGTCATTGGCTATAGCTGGGCGCCGAGCGTTACCAATCGGTGGTTTACGTGGACGAGTACGGCAACCTATCTCACGCGTCTCGCGACCTCTGGCTATACCTGGGACGCGGCAGGTGCCATCTGGGCAACGTGGGACGATATGCCTGAGATTGTCTTTGATGACCGATTCTGGCAGGGCGGTGAACAGTTCCTAGCGGCGCTCGATAACAACTATTTCCTCAACACCTACGCGGGTCCGAATGCGGCTGCGAAGCTTCGGCCAGCGGTCCAGCCAAGCCCTGTGTCAGGAATGATCACTTGGGCAACGAGTATTGATGACTGCGCGACCTCTACGCTGACGCTGGGCGTGTCTGATAGCCTTTCAGACGCCATTGTTCAGAAGCCAGCAGCGAGCAAGGTAGCATCTGGCCGTACTCCACTTAGGGGGAGGGGCAAGAATATTGATTTTGAATGGAATGCTCCGGCTGGCGCTACGTGGTCCTATGCATTCGGTATCGACAGCATCGTTGCACCGACAGGAGGCCCGCGTTGACATACACGATCCAAGGCGGCGCTGTTCAGACAAAATACACCAAGCTCACCACAACGGCCGCCACTACGGTTCTCGATGGGGGACAGTCTGGTGCAATCGTCGTTGCCATCTATGCGGCTGAAATCACCGGTAATACGCCTCTCCTGACGATTGACCACTATGACGGCACAACTGCAACCTACCTGCGCAATGCCAAGGCAATGACGGCACGGGAAGAATATGGGCGCGAGGTCATTATCGTGCTCAAGGCTGGCCAACTCCTCCGCGCAACCGCAGGAACGGCAAACCAGATCGATGTGATGGTGACCTACATCAACCGTGATGCGACGGCTAAGGGCGGTGCAATGTGATCGTCAAAACCATCCCTATAGATCGTATCACAGGCGAATGGGGCAACATAGTTGACGCTCTTTACCCGGCACTGAGGCAAGACCCGACCTTCAGCGTCCAAAGCCTCTATGACCGCCTTATGGCCGGTCTGGCGTGGGTTTGCGAAGTCAGCGACGGCGCAACAGGCTATTGGGTAATTACGCTCGATACGGACGGCGATGATCTTGTAGCGTGGACAACGGCCATTGCTGGAAAGATCGAAGGCGGTCCAAAGCAAAGAGTGAAATACATCAGGGATGCTGTCGCATTTCTGGAGCACATCATGATTAACGCCGGGGTTACGGCGCATCGGATTTGTGGTAGACCACAATGGTCAGCAGTGTTGCCACACTATTTGCCCTATGAGGGCGCTCGCAATGGACTTGAAAAGAGGCTCGGATAAATGGGCGGCAATGTAGATACCGGACAACAGAGCACAGGCCTTACCAATCCCGCCATGCAGGCGGCAGCGACCACGATTGGCAACCAGCTTAA